GTCTAGGCACTTGTAAATTTTCCCATTTTAAGGGGAAGTGTATGAAGAAACATATGTGATGATAGTTCCATTTTGATCCGCGGACCGCGCTGAAACTTAGCGCACGTGTTGGCCAGAAATAATTACAGACCGCATAGTGCTGGATATTCGTATCCCGTGCTGTGCGGTTTTTTATTTTCTGGGCTCCGAGGAGGAAAATGGCGACATATACCGACCAACAGATACTTGATGCAGTCCGCGAAGCCATCCACGCCAAACTCGTCGGCGGAGCAATTCAGTCTTATTCCATAGGCGGCCGCAACATTCAGCACATGTCCCTGGAATCACTCCAAAAGCTTGAGAAAGATTTTCAGAATCGTATTGCCGCAAGTAGTGGATCCGGTCGCACATACGCAAAATTTGTGGACGTAAATGAATAGAAAAACCTCTATAAGAAAACAGGTTCCCAAAACTTTCTCCGATAAAGTGGATGATTTTATCGGAGTTTTTTCCCCATTCGCGGCCGCGCGCAGGAGATATTCGCGTTTTGTGTTGCAACACATGTTTGGGGCTTATCGCGGTGCGGAAAATGGCAGATTGCGGGGCACATGGACCCCGGGAGGTGGTTCGGCGGATCGTGATCTCTTGCCGGAACTAGCAACCTTGCGCGACAGAAGCAGGGATCTCGTGCGCAACGATGGTATTGCGTCCGGAGCAGTCGATACAATCTCTACAAACATTATAGGTTCTGGTATTCGTCCGCAGAGCAGGCTCGATAGAGAGACTTTAAAAATAAGCGAGGATTACGCGGACCAGTTACAGAAAAAGATTGAGAAAATTTGGGAGCGTTGGGTGCCTTATGCCGATGCCGGCGGACGAATGAATTTCTATGAAATTGAGGAACTTGTTGAACGGTCAAGAATAATTAACGGTGAGGCAATTGTTATACCGTTACGACTTCCTGAATCCGATCGTAAAAGGCCTTATAGCTTTGGCCTACAGGTGGTCGAAGCAGATCGGCTAAATACTCCTTATGATTTGTTTTCCGACAAAAATGTGCGTCTTGGTGTGCAAGTAGGCGCATATGGTGAACCGCTAGCATATTATATCCGCACCAATCACCCCGGGGACATAAATTACACCACGAAATTGAGTGGAAACAGCATCAATAATTTCATTAAATATCCGGCCTTCAATGACCTCGGGGACCCAAATATTTTTCATCTTTATCACGTTAAACGTGCCGGACAAACCCGTGGCGAACCCTTTTTTGCGCCGGTCATTAATTTATTTAAGGACCGGTTTGAATATATGGAAGCCGAAATAGTAGCTGCCAGGGTAGCGGCATGTTTTGCAGTATTTATCAAGAAAGAAAATGCCTCCGCGTCGAGTATATATAGATCGTCTGAGACTGCCGACGGGAAACGTGTTGAAGAATTAAGTCCGGCCATGGTGGAGTATCTTAATCCCGGGGAATCAATAGAACCTTTCAATCCTAATCGGCCAGGTGGGACATTTGGGCTTTTCATGGAGAGGATCCTTCGGGATATATCATCCGGGTTGAATATCCCTTATGAAATTTTGGCAAAAGACTTTTCAAAATCGAATTATTCAAATACCCGTGCAGCATTGCTTGAGGCCCGCCGATTTTTCATGATGCAACAGAGATTTATCTCGGATAAGTTTGGGCAGCCGGTGCTTATGGCGCTTCTTGAGGAAGCATATCTAATGGGCGAACTTCCCATTCTTGATTTTTACCAGAATCGCGAGGCATATGTGCGGTCCCGTTGGATCGCTCCCGGCTGGCAATGGGTTGATCCACAGAATGAAGTCCAAGCGGCAGTTGAGGGTGTCAATAATAACATCTCGACCCTGGCAGAGGAAACAGCGACACAGGGTCAAGATTGGGAAGATACTCTTGAGCAGCGCGCGCGTGAGCTTAAAAAGATAAAAGAACTTGAGGAAAAATACGGCATAAAACTAACTCCTCAGCAAGCGCCTAAAGTTGGAAAACCGTCACCGGCAGGAAAGAAACCAGGGCAAGTGGTTTCTGGTGGACAACCAGGTGAACCAGAGAACCAACCGCAACCGGAAGGTAATTAAGATGGGGGAGAATAAGAAATCAAAAAAGGTTTAAAAATAACCGTTGCTCCCATGGGGATGATGGTTAAAGGAAAAATCTTTTCAATTTTTCAATATTGATTTTTAAAAGCGACTATGGAGGGGGTTGAAATGCCACAGATGGAATTTTTTAGATCAAGTATAGCCCAAGGTATTGAAACCGGATCCAAGGGGGTTGATCGCGGTAAAAAACACGATAAGGGCAAGGGAGTAATCTACGGGTATGCCGTAATTACTAAGGGGAAATTAAACGAACAGGATATCCGCAAGTGGGAAATGGACGATATCTCCTTAAACCAGATCGTCGATTTGGGCAATAAAACCGAGATTGGGATTAAATCTCGGTTTGGGCATCCCAATATGAGCGGCGAGGCTTTGGGAACATTCCTTGGGCGAGCAAAGAATTTTCGACGTGATGGAGACGCGGTAAGAGCCGATTTATATTTTGATGAGACCGCATACAAGACGCCCTCCGGTGACTTAGCAGCGTATGTATTGGATTTGGCTGAGAATGATCCGGATTCGTTTGGAACGTCGATCGTTTTTTCTGCGGATATGGAATATCGGATTGAAAAAGACGGCGCACGGAAAAAAGATGCAAAAGGGAAAGAATTGCCGGCATTGGTGAGGTTTAAGACTTTACTCGGTTCTGATGTTGTTGATGATCCCGCGGCAACAAGTGGCATGTTTGGTAAATTTTTCAACGAAAGCGTGGAGTTATCGGCAAAGGCCACTGAGTTTTTAGATAGATTACTTTGTAATCCCGATGCAGTTGAGCGCGTGATGAGTTTTCTTGGGAGATATCGAGAAAATCGGGTTGATATTGTTCGAGTTGAAGCGAAAAAAGAAAATGAAACATTAAACAGGGAGGTTGGTATGTAAGTAGCAATGACGGATATAACCGTAGACCAGATGAGGAAAAAACGCCCCGAATTGGTGACGGCGCTGCATCAGGATGCGATAAGAGAAGAGCGTTCAAGAGGTTTGGCAATTGTCAAAAATGCGCATACGGAATTTGCTGGTATGGGCATGGAGGCAATTGTTGAAGAGTCTCTGGAAAACGGAAAGACCATCGATGCCTCATTGGCCGCAATGCGCAAAAAGAGACTTGATGATCTTGGGGTCAAGGGGAATAAGGCGCCTGGAGCAGAGGGAGAACCGCCTGCCCCAAAGACGCATGTTGAGAAGGCGAAAGACTACGCGAAAGAGCATAAATGCAGCATCGTAGAAGCTCTTCGGGCAACGGCTGAACCGCGTAAGTAAACAGCACAGGATGTGCCGAGGAATAGCCAGTGTTTTTTGATCGTATAAATTAACCAAGGAGGATTTAGATGTCACAGGAAAATAAAGGAGTTAAGACGTTTACGGCGACAGAAGCTTTGGAAGCTTACCGCAGGGTGAAGTTAACCACAGGCAGCGGCACTGCGGTTGAGTATGCCGATGCGGGGGCAGAGTTTATCGGCTTTACCGCGCATAAGGTTGCGATCGGAGAAATGGTGTCGGTAAATTTGCGGTCAGCATCGAAAACATATAAAGCTGTAGCCGCTGAAGTTTTAGCCGTTGGCGCAGTTTTATATGGTGCCGATGACGGCAAGGTGCAGGACACGGTTTCCGGGACCGCGCAGGGCACAGCCCTGGAAGCAGCGACCGCCGATGGCGATATCATTGAGATTTTGTCGAACAATGGTGCCGCGGGTGCTATCGGACCTGCCGCCGTTATCGATGAAGCAGCCAATGAAGGCGTGATACCGATAATAATCCGCAAGGTCTGCAATTTTGTTGGCGACTATGGGGCGGAACCGATTGACGTAGCTACCGCAGCGAGAAAGTTACGCATTCTCGACTGGTGGATCCGGTCACTCGATACCACAGCGGCCAATATCACCGTGAAAAATGCGGGGACGTCTATCTCTACGGCAGCATTGGCCAAGGGGACAGTGAACGACGCTATTGTCCGCGCTGCGACTATTGTTGAAGCTCAGGCGGAAGTCGCTTCTGGTGCCGCGATTACTGCCGAGTCATCCGTTTCGTCTGTCGGAGTTGAATTGACCATCATCGCTGTTCCGATAGCGTAATCCCGGCGGAACAAGATCGTGCAGAAGTGAAAAATAAGAACAATCATAAAAACGTATCATAAAGAAGGAGGATTCAGATGCCAGGAATTGATTATTCAGGGGCGAGAGCTATACCGAGGTTGGATCTGGGGATGGCAGTTATGGAGTTCATTCAGCAGGAAAGCGATTATATCGGGACAAAGGTATTCCCGGTATTTCCTACCAAAGTCAAAAAGGCCACGTTCCCGGCGGTCACCCGCGAGACTATCGCCCAGACAGGGGATACCAAGAGAGCGGTAAGGGCTAACTACAACCGCGGAAGTTTCGGGGCGAAGGACAAAACCTATTCATGCGAAGAGAATGGATGGGAAAGTCCGGTCGATGATTCCGAGAGAAATCTTTACGCCAGCGATTTTGACGCTGATCTGACAGCGACCAAAATTGCCCTTGGCGTCGTATTAAGGAATCAGGAAAAACGGATTGCTGACAAGCTTTTCAGCACGAGCACGTTTACCGGGTCCGCTTTGTATACGGACATTTCCAGCAGCGCTCCGTGGGGAACTGTTGGATCAGAAGTGCTTAAGGCTGTTCGCGCGGCAAAGCAGAAAGTGCGCGCAAATTGTGGGTTAACTCCCAATGCGATCGTTATGAGCGCAACTAACAGGGATAGACTCATTGCCTTAACTGAAGTAAAAGACGCGATCAAATATACATCCAGGACGACAGAACAGGAATTGATCAATGCGTTGGCTGACCTTTTGGGCGTGAAACATGTTCTGGTGGGCAATGCCATCAAGAATAGCGCCAAAGAAGGGCAGGCTTTTTCCAGCGCCGACATCTGGTCAGCAACCTATGTTTCATTGGCCGTGATAGCTGAGAATCCCCTGGATCTCTCTCAGCCGGCAGTAGGGCGCACGTTCCTCTGGAACCAGGACTGTCCGGATAATGCGTTTGTTGAGCAGTATCGCGAAGAAGACATTAGAAGCGATGTCTTCCGCGTGCGTCAGCATACCGACGAGAATCTCGTTGATGCATATTTCGCGCATCTTCTGAAAGTAGCGTAAGGGTCCTGATTCTAAGAAGTAAAGGCCATAAAAGGGGGCCGTAAAAAGCCCCCTTTAACCTTTCTCCGGAGAAACGATGCCAGATAAATATTTTCCAACAGATCAAGCAGCGGTTGCCTTGGCCGATGGGGATTACCTCCTCCTGGCCGATGTCAGCGACTCTTCGAAGGTGAAGAAGGTCACGGCGGCCGGGGTCAAGACTTATCTGGACGGAGCATATCTAAATTTGGCGAATACCACGCCCTTCACACCGACCGCAGACTATCACCCCGCCACGAAGAAGTATGTCGACGACCAGCTCGCCGGAGAGAACCTTTGGGACCGCGCCGGCACGACACTTTCGCCGCATACGTCGAATGACAGCGTGAATCTCGGGACCGGGACGATCACTTGCGGTGAGGCAATAGTTAACGGGTCCTTTTCTACCGTCCAAAATGGGGACACATTCAGCATTACTGGAGACGGCACTGATTGGTGGCTTAAACCCTCTGATGGGTATTTATACGTGCAAACAACGGAGGCAAACACTGCTACTTTTGTTATCGTTAGGGGAAGTGGATCTGGGCAGAATGGATATTTAAGGGCCGAAAGTTCTGATAACATTAATGAAAATATATACATGACTGCTGGAGAAGGTGGAACAGCAGTAATACAGACAGGATCAGGAATAACACAACTTAATATTAACAATTCCGCCAGGGATGTGGACACAGTTATAAAAACCAAAAACTCTGCAACCGCTCTTGTAGTCAATTCTGACGCTACGGCAGGGAACGAGTATGTGTCTACGGGTATACCTCTTAAAGCGAACTTAAGCGCCACAGGCAAAGGATTAACAATAGGAGACGGCACGAACGCCGATCATTATGTCGAATTTAGAAAAGACGCGGGTAATTGGGTTGGGTATGATTCCAGCGAAAATGCGTTTTGTTTTCAGAGTGCACTAGGTAAAAATCTAGACTTTAGAGTAAACGAGCAGACTACGTTAGGGGCGGGAACATTAGGAATACGCATTAATGCGGCGGGGACTGAAGTTTCCATTAATGATGGATCAGTTGACATGGATTTCCGAGTGGAATCCAACGGCAATGCCAACATGTTCTTCGTAGATGGAGGTAATGATAAAGTTTACGTCGGGCATAACGCTAACGTGTATTCTGTCGCGACGGTCGAAGTGAACAAAAGCAATACTTACAGCGTTATAAGTCTTAATGGGTTTAGTGACAGTGTTTCTCACGTTCCTTTTTTTCAATTTTTAAAATCCCATCATGATGACATAGGCAATCTTACTACTACAATAGATACCGAAGGTTTGGGAACTTTTGTTTTTAAGGGTGTTGATAGCGGTGGAAATATTGACGAAGGTGCGTATATTAAAGCCGTTCAAGACGGAGCCGCGGGGGCAAAACTTCCTACTAACTTAATATTGGCTACATACTCCGCAACAACCGAAAACGCCAACCAGTTGGTTCTTCATAATGACGGCATGATAGGGATTCTTACCGCCGATCCGGACGCTAACCTTGACATAGTGAGCGCCAACACCACGAAGGATGTCCTTCAAATCACCGCGAGTAGCCTGACAACTGGTAATGGTCTGAACATATACTCCAACAGCTCTGACGCCTCGGGCAGATACCTCGCAAAATTATTTAACGACCATGCCTCGGCCGTCGGGACAGTTTGTCTTTACATTAGAAATGATGCTCCTCTTACAAGTGGAAGCTGTCTAGCTATTGAGAGTCATGCCGCAGGTAATAACTACGCCGCAAAAATATCCAATGATTACATGGTGAATGGAGCCTTGCTGCTTCTAAAATCAAATTCTGCCGATGTAAACGCAAGGTCCTTGTTTGAGATCCATAACGACCATGCCTCAGCCGTGGGGACTTCAGGAATCAAAATTACCATGGACGCCGGCAATGCCATTGACGTCATCTCTGGCACGTCTTATCTATGCGATGTATACCCAAAGGCTGACAATACGCATTATCTCGGGAAGAACGACGATGACAGTCCGTTCGCCTGGAAGGGACTCATTCTTAAGGACCAGGGCGGCACTGGGAAATATTACAGACTCGAAGTGTATGGTGACGCGGTGAGGATAGTTGATTTAACCGACTAAAGAGGAGGGATGAATGAAAGTTCTGGACTGGAAGATCAATGTGGAGGGGCTGAAACTTGCGGATCATCTGATGGGCAAAAGTGTGCAGGAGTTGACGGTGGAGGTAATTAAAGGCGCGATACTTTCATACTTTAGCCAGACCGGCGGGGCCAAGGAAGAACAGCGGCGTCTGTATTACAAGCTTTACGATGAAATAGAAGCCCAGGCGAAGGAAAAAACCGACGT